ACCCATGTTTTTAAATTCATCTTTACATTTACTTTTAATAGGTATATGAATAAAAGTGCCTATAAGTTCAGTATCACAAATATTTGTATTTTCAGAAATATTTTTTAAATATGTATTATAATCTTCTGAATCAGTATCAATTTCTACCCATTCTGAATGTTTAAAATGACCAATTTTACAATTAAAAAATTTATTAGTATTATCAACTATAGTGTATTCTGCTGTTTCGTCTTTATCAAGTAAATAATTTAAAATAAGTTTAATTCCAACACCATTTATACTCGCAGTGCCCCTATTATCACCAGATAAGTTTTTTGTGTGTAATGCTTCTTTATCGAGTTCATTCCACGTATCTTGACCAAATATGGTTATCTCACTAAAATCTTCAGAAATATTGAATGAAATAATACCGTTTCGATTAGATTGAATATTACCTAAAATTTCATAAAGAATTGTTTGACATGAAAGAGGAATGCGACTCATAGAAGCATTATAACCCTCTTCATCAGTTTTCATAGGTTTCATTAACATAATTATTTATATAATAATTGTTATTTTGCTTTTAAATCTATATAAATAGCGTAAAATTTGATATTATATTATTATTTTTATAATTATAATTAAAATGTATTATGCTGTATTAAAAGGTAGAACTCCAGGTATTTATAAAAGTTGGTCGGAATGTAGGGATCAGATTGATGGTTTTTCTGGTGCTAAGTTTAAGAAATTCAAAACAATAGAAGATGCTAATGCTTACATGGGTGGGGTTGTTAAACCAAAAGTTAGACAAACATATTTCAAAACAACTCCTACAGTTTCTGGTGATGAAATAATTATATTTACAGATGGTAGTTGTATAAATAATGGTAAGAGACGAGATGTATCAGCAGGTTATGGTGTATTTTTCGGTGAAGGAGACCCACGTAATTTAGCAGAACCTTATCGAGACCGTCCTACAAATAATCGCGCTGAATTGTTTGCTATTATTAGAGCAATTGAAATAATTGAACCTCAATTAAAACTTGGAAAAAAAGTAATAATATATACAGATTCTGAATATTCATTAAAGACATATACGGTTTATGCTCAAAAATGGAAAATAAAAAACTGGAAAAAAAGTGATGGTTCACCGGTTAAAAATTTAGAGTTAGTAAAACGCGGATATGAGTTATATTCTACCTATTCTAAAATATTAACATTGAAAAAAGTTAAAGCACATACAGGAGCAAGTGATCCAATGAGTGTTGGAAATGATTGGGCTGACCGGTTAGCAAATATCGGCGCTGCTCGTTCATAGTTTTTATTTTTGGGTAAATTATAATAACTATCAAATTTCATCATTTTGATTATAAAAATATAAATTAAATATATATGATTGTAAACCCCGTTAATAATCAAATGTATCGTATACATAGTATAAAGGGTAGAGAATTACTTAAAATATATATAGATAATTACAAGAATGGGGGTATGAAACGTAAAATAGATTCAACAGACAATGCGTCGCGTAAGAAAGCACGCCAACGTTATGCCGCGAGGAGACGAGAAAATATACGGAAGCAAATTCTACAAAAGGAAAATGAATATAGACTTGAAATTGATGAATTAAATAGTAGTTTATTTAATGCTTTACATAAAAATAAAGAAATATTGAATTCCGTTATAACAAGAATGAAAGAATTATCCAAAAAGATAGCAATTCCGTTTTCATCTCATTCATCATATTTTCAAAAATGGATTAATAAACCTTTTAATTATATCAACGATGATTTTTACGATGTTTATGATATAGTTAAAAACTTGGTTGATTATGATGAGGAAACACAAACTGTTATTAATGATATTTCTGTTCCTGAACTGAATGGTACGAATTATGGAAACCTCGTATTGAATGGAGAAACTCCATTGATATATAGTTCAACTATAGGAAATTATGACGTTGTTAGAGAATTAATAAAAAACGGTGCTTATTTACATCAAAAAAATAAAAAAGAAGAAACTGCACTAACTAAAGCTGTTAAAAATGGTCATTTAAAAGTAGTAAAATTACTTTGTATGAGAACTATTGAACGCTATATTTATTTAGCCAAAAAATGGCAACATCTTAGATCACCTGCGGCATATTCCACAGCATTAGATAATATAAATTCGGCAATTATTGTAGCTAAAAATTATAGAAATGATGAAATCACAACATCATGGAACGAATACTGGGCAGAGAGATTAATCAATATTTTAAAAGATACAAAAGAAATTTTAGAAGAGAAAGCTATAGAACTTGAACCTCAAATGTATCAACTGTATCACCAAAAGAAATTATCTGATGAACCTGTATTCCCGGAAGAACATGATATTTTTAATCCAACCAAACCTACTTCCGAAGATGGAACATATTTTAGTGAAGAAATGGCAACACCTGAAGAATTAAAGGGACTCGTAGGCCCTGGGGGAACAGCATTAAAGTATTATGAAGCTGCTGATATACCAGAATTTAATCCAGGTAAACCGATGAGAATTGATGATAAGAGAAAACCAATGACTCTTGGAGAAATAAAAACTTCAGATAAGCGTCCTACTGGAATATTGTTAGACCAATTACTTAGAGATTTTTACGAAGATGCGAACCCAGTTGGATATTTACCAAGAGAATATAAAACTATGGTAGGTTTTCACGCTAAAGGAGATGGATTGAAAAAAACGAATGATATTATTAAACCACCTCAAATTTTATTGAAACGTATTGAAGACATGAAAGTGGCAGAATTGAAACGTGAACTCAAAGGTTATAAACAATCCACTGCTGGAAAAAAGGCAGAATTAATAAAAAGATTAAAAGCGGTTCGTAATAATAATGTTGAAGAACCAGAACCTACCATCCCTTTACCCCCTCCACCACCAAGAAGACTTCCAGCAAGAACATCTTATTCAAGACCAGTTCGAAATTTATCTTTCCCACAAAGGAAAGGTAATCCAGGAGGTAGAATGTATTATTCTGACTTTAATCCAATTCATGATTTTATAAAAGACTACGATCCAACGATAGATAATTGGGAATATGGATTAATACCATCTACTAGTGTTGAACCAACTCCATTACCTATGACATTTAAACATGGAACTGAAAAATAGATAATTCAAAAACATATTTATTATATGATAATATTTGTATATCAAACAATACTAAAAATATTTTTTTAGTACTGTCTGCGATAAATTGAAGACTATTGATAATAATCTTCTACAATTAATTTTAATATTAGTTTAAAATGATTTACTTATGTAATTTGCTGTAAGCAGACAAATCAAACGCTTCACACGCATATATTATATTTTATATATCTTTTAAGTATTTATACTAATACATAACTATCAATTGAACATGTATCATCTGCGTCTGTGGATGGTGATTTTGGAATATATGTTTCATATTTATTAATAATATTTCTAACTGCGTCGTACCTATTGTCATAAATAGCACTTTTATAAGTTTCCCAACCTAAGACATCAGTCCCAATATATTTGGTTAAATCCATTTGATGGAAGATCATTTTAAGCATTTTTTCATTATATCCCGAAATCATAAACGTATTCTCATCTGTCGCACGAGTTGCTACTGTAGTGGTATCACCACGTAAATTGTAGTAGATTATAAGAGGAACTTTATATTCACGACCACAAGCCCTTAATCCAGCAAGACGGAATGCTTCTGCTATCATATTATGAGTAGTATCATAATCTTTAGAACTAATTGTCCACTTACTACCATTTTTATTTATAGCTGTAAAGTGAGCACCAACACGACCACCAAGACTAGCTAATGTAGGATATTTCGAATACGCGTTACATACACTACTATCAAACTGCATGTCGGTAGCAACGAGCACATATTCAACCATATCCTCTACTTCTACACCTTCAGTAATCGCTCTATTTAAAATCATATCCCAAACTTTAAAATAATCTGTAGTCATACCCCAATTATTATATCCTTTAGTAAACATATTTCTAACACGGTCCCCAAAAGATAATTTATTATCAATCGGAATCCAAGATGGTTTTTCACTAAAAGCGATACAACCTCCAGACCAAGTAGGATTATGTCGTGAAGCCAATTCATCCAACATTAACATAGCAGCACCACACGCTAAAATAGGTCTATTATTATCACAACACATAGAACCACTAAAATCACCAATACCCAAACCACGACCTGGTTTGATACCGTGTTCTAGGAGAAACGTTTCAACCTCTTCAACATTCCTATTCCACTGTAATTCAACAATACGGTCTGTTTCTTTATTGACAACAATGAAATCGCTATGCATCACACTATCTTTGAATATATCGCGTAGTAATTCATATCCATATATAGTAGAATTCATAGACTTAGCACTCTCAATATGTTCAAGCAAATTTTTACGACAAGCCATCCGGTCTTCCCATTTACGTATATCCTCTTCACTAGAACCGATTGGTGGTGGAACTTCGTGTAGAAATTTCCCATCATTAGTCTTTTTATTTAGAAGAAAGGCATTTTTATACAAACGCATTGCTCGTCCAGGAACAGATTTATGTTTAATCGATTTAAAATTAAGATTACACATATCCACTTCTACTGTTCCAATATCACGATTTATACTGGATATCATTTGTCTCCACCTTTTTAGAGATTCATGTTCAACAACATCCGGAAATACCATTTTTGCTAATTTCTTTACAAGAACTCCACCGTGTCTCCGCCGTTTTCCAGATGGATCTGTTGCTTTATCTAAATGGTCTCCATATTTAGGAGCATATTTCGCTGCTAATGTTTTTTTATCAGATACAAGATCAATTTGTAGTTGTCGCACCCATAACCATTCAGTATATTCTTTCAAGAGTTCTGTATCAAATTTATATTTTTCTGTTAAACACATTTCATATATTTGTTTATAGTCCCGCCAACTACCATATTCAGAAAATAAACCATATAGCTCCAACATCATATCCTTTGGAAATAGATATGGGTAAATTACTCCCAAATCCAACAATTCAAGATATAACCAATAACTACCCTGACGCCAACCCTTACCACCCAAATTTCCACGAATATCACGTGTTTCAAAAATCATAACAATTAAATCTTTTATAATATTTATTTTATCATTTTTATCAGCATCATTTACGATATCACGAACTTTCTCGCGTAATTTATCACGAGATAAACCCTGCATAGCGTGTACCCACAAATCATAAATATATGTGGACATTTCTTTACTTCCCTTTTTACTCTTATCAATTAATCCGTGAGCAGTATATCCTAAAGAACCTTTTTCACCTTCTATAATTTTAGGTTTACTAAGAGCATCAAATAAGGTAGACATTTTTAAAAATAATTTATACTTATATGGTAATTAATCTTTAAATATTTACATTAGATAGGGATATTCGTGAAAATTTTTAATACGTTTTCTTCTGGTTGGGCTCAACGAACATTCCTCGCTACAAGTATTATTCCAACCAGTGTAGCAAGTTTCACACATAGTTGTATGACGATTACAAGTTGTTTTCATACAATTTATCATAGTATTACTTGGTTTACCACATCCATAACATTTTGATATAGTTTCTGGATTAATTGTATTTACGTCAACTGAAAGACGATTGTCAAATACATAACAGCGACCAAGAAAATCTTCACCACCGACCTCCTTGCCGTATTTTATAATACCACCGTGTAATTGATAAACATTTTTAAAACCCTTTTCCATCAAATAGGCGGAAGCTTTCTCACATTTAATACCACCAGTACAATAAGTAAGAATAGGTTTATCATAATTTTCAGGTTTATTAAGTCCGTGATTTTCTAATATATGTGGTAATTCATACATAGAATTCATATCAAAACGAACCGCATCTTTAAAATAACCTAATTTATGTTCATGATTAGAACGCATATCTACAACAATACTATCTTTA